GGCTCCGGCCCGGGCATCTTCTCCAATTTCGAGTCGGCGAAGTTCAGCAACAAGCGTTCATGGATTTGGTCGTCTTGGCCGCAGGACTTCAAGAAGACCATGACGGTCTTCGACCGCATGGAGACCACGCGCAAGATGCGCTGGTTGGAGTTGAACGCCGGCCTGATCCGTCAGGTGCTGTCGGACATGGCCCTCTACACGGTCGGGGCTGGCATCAAGCCCCAGTCCCAGTCGGGCGACGAGATGTGGGACGACGCCGCCGAAGCCTACTTCAAGCAATGGGGTTCCCGCGCTTGCGATATCACGGGACGGTTCTCGTTCTTTGAACTCCAGCACATCTGCTGCCGCCTGATGGACCGTGACGGCGAGTGCTTCATCATCAAGACCCGTGGCCCCGGCGGCGAACCCCGTCTTCAGGTCATCGAGAGCCACCGTGTCGGTAACTCATCGAATAACGAAGTGCCTCCGGGCATGGTGGACGGGATTCAGTTTGGCCCCTACGGTCAGCCCATCTTCTACAACGTCATCCGTTCCGACGGCTCCAGCCGCCTGGTGCCGGCCAACGCCGTGATGCACCTCTACGAACCCGAGCTGGCCTCGGGTGCGCGAGCCTACAGCCCCCTCCAGCACTCGATCAACAACTTGGTCGATATGCTGGAAATCCTGTCCCTCGAAAAACTCGCAGTCAAGACGGCGTCGGATATCACTCGCACGATCACCCGTGAGAATCCGAACTTCGACGGTACCCAGTCCGACTTTGAAGCCTTCGGCATGAAGCCGCAGGACTACGGCGACGGCATGACCGACCCGAGCGAGGCTTCGACCTTCCTCGGTGGCAAGGTGCTGGCCCTCGCCCCCGGCGAACGCCTGGAGTCCTTTGAGTCGAACCGCCCGAATAAGACCTTCGACGGATTCATCGAACACCTTGAGCGTGACTCGCTCGCAGGGATGCTCCCGTACGAATTCAGCGCGAACCCGACCAAGGCCGGCGGCGCGGTCATGCGTTTCGTGGTGGCCAAGGCCGACCGCAAATTCTCGCATCGTCAGCAGGTGATGATCCAGCGTTTCCTCACCCCCGTCTGGGGCTACGTCATCGGCTGTGCCATCAAGGACGGTTTCCTCCGCTCGACCGAGTATTGGACGAACGTCACTTGGACGACTCCCCGCCGTGTCACCGTCGACGCCGGTCGTGACGCGCAGCAGAACCGAATGGATATCGAGTCCGGCCTCAAGAGCCTTACGGAAAACTACCTTGAAGAGGGTAGCGACCCGAAGGAGAAGATGCGCGAGAACGCCGCCGAGAAGCGTTACCTGCTCGACCTTGCCAAGGAGTTCGACGTCCCGCTCTCGATGCTCTACAAGCCGCAGAACGTGGCTCCCGCCGATATCAACGCCTCCGTCGCCGACGACGAGGTCAAGATGGACGACGGCGCGAAGATCGTCGAAGACGACGTCGACCCGGACGACGAAAAAACCTTCAACAAATAATTTATGTATTCCCTTTCTAACGCTTTCAAGACCTTCTCGCCGATGCTCATCGAGCCGGCGAAGGCCAAGGCATACCTTGAGAAGGTGGCCAGCCTGTCCCCCGCCGACCTGAAGGCCGGAGACGACCTTGAGGACATGATGGAGATGCTCTTCGGCCCGAAGCCTATGATGGTGAAGAGCGGAGACTTGGCCATCATCCCCGTTAAGGGCGTGATTGGGTCTGGTCTCACCGAGCTGGAAAAGATGATGGGTGCTACGGATATCGAGGACATCCAAGAGATGCTGGAAGACGCCGAGCGTGACCCGGGCGTCGAAACCATCATCCTCGACTTCGATACGCCTGGTGGCACCGTCACCGGCGTCCCAGAGATGGCTGCTCGTATCCGCGCCTGCAAGAAGCGGACCATCGGCTGGACCTGCAAGCAGTCCTGCTCCGCCGGTATGTGGCTGATGAGCCAATGCGACGAGGTCTTCGTGTCCCCGTCCTCCGTCGTCGGCTCCATCGGGGTCTACATCCCGATCTACGACATGAAGGCGGCTTACGCCGAAGAAGGCATCACGGTCGACCTCATCAAGGCCGGCTGGGCCAAGGGTGCTGGCTACACGGGTACGTCGATGACTCCCGAGCAGCGTAAACTTTTCCAAGACGACGTCGACGAGATGCACAAGTGGTTCATCATGGACATCAAGTCCGTCCGTACCTACGCCGACCCCGTCGATATGCAGGGTCAATGCTGGACTGGCAAGAAGGCCGCCGAGAAGAACCTGATTACCGGCCTGATGAACACTTTCGACGACGTTCTGATGGCCATCGACCCCGAAGAGTACGCCATCTACGAACGCGCCGAAAAGCAGGTGCCGTCGACCGGCCCAGCCGGCTACGCCCAGGCGGCTGACGTCTCGCCCGAGCAGGGTGACGACAAGGACGGCGTCCCCCCGATCTCCGACGACAATAAGAAGAAAAAGAAGAAAAAGAAGAAGCCTGACGGCACGGACTCGGATGAAGACGAAGACGAGGACGAAGCCGAGATTCCTGACGATGGATGCCCCCCCATCGACACCGACTGTAAGCCCAAGGCTTGACACTTGGCTAAAACCAAGATGACGCTCGAAGAACGCCTTAACTCGCTGAAGGAAGCCTTCACCGGCAAGACCGCCGAGGTCGAAGCCAAGGCCAGCGAAGTTGCCTCCCTGTCGGCCAAGGTCGATGAAATGACCGCTGCGATGTCCGCCAAGGACGCTTCGCTCGCCGAGTTCGCCGCCAAGGTCGAAGACCTTTCGGCCAAGCTCGCCGCCGCCGATGAACTTCGCTCCAAGGCCGAAGCCCAGGCGAAGGAAATCCACGCCTCGCAGGAAACCGCCGGCAAGCGAGCCGCCGCCATCGCCGCATCCGTCGGCGTCACCCCCCTTGAAGTCACCCCCGCCGAAGTCGCCGCTACCTCCAAGAGCGACGAGGATATCTCCGCCGAGTGGGTGGCCCTCAAGCAGAAGGACGGCAAAGCCGCCTCTGATTTCTACAGCAAGAACCGTCCGGCCATCCTCCGCGCCGCCGGCCTTCGCTAATTTCCGAAAATGGCTCTTCCCGACTCTCTTAACGCTGAACTCAACAGCCTTGTGACTGCGGCCTGGTCGCAGATCATGGCTGACGCCGCCGCAAACAACGGAGTGACCAATTTCACTTTGTCCGTTAAGATTACGGACGATCCTGTCGGTGGCCCTCTCGCTTATGAGATTGGCTTCAGTCACCGCTATCGCACCGAAGTCTCGCAGAGCCAGTACCAAAAGGTTACTGGTATCGCTTCCTAATTTCTCCCAACCCAAACTAACTCCCTACTATGTCTAACAGCATTGGTGGCTTGACCCTCCAGCTCGTCGCTGAAGAGTCCCTCCGCACCCTCGTCCCCGAACTCGTTCCCCTGACCGAGATCGCCGTCACCGACTTCGGCAACTACGTCGCCGAGCGCGGCACCACGGTTCACACCCGTTACGCCGACGCCTTCACGGCCACGACCTTCAACCCGGCTAACGGATTCGTCCCTGCTTCTGCCACCTCGACCGACGTCCCCGTGACCATCGCCGACCTGAAGTATGTCGATGTCGCCTTCACCGACTACGAAGCGTCCACTCTCAGCCTGGAACGCCTCCGTCGCCTCTTCTTCGCCCCGATCGCCAACGCCGTCCAGAAGTCCCTCTTCGACGAAGTCCTCTCCAAGGTGACCGCCGCTAACTTCGCCAGCGAAGCCTACTCGGGTGCCACCTCCGGCTTCAACCGCATCGCCGTGGCCAACGCCGCCAAGAACCTGACCAAGGCTAACCTGCCCCACATCGGTCGTAAGTTGCTCCTGTCCCCTGACGCTATGGGCCAGCTCGTTCAGGATGCCTCTGTCGCCCAGACGTTCTCCTACGGTAACAGCGACGTCATCCAGAACAACTCGATCAGCAAGAACCTCCACGGTTTCAGCGTCTCCGAGTACAACGGTTTCCCGACCTCCGGCACCGCCTTCACCGAAGGTCTCAACGGCGTGGCCTCCTGCAAGGAAGGTCTCGTCATCGTGACCCGTGTTCCTGCTACCCCGACCACGGGCGGTGGCGAACAGATGGTCGTCCAAGACCCGGACAGCAAGTTCTCCTTCGCTCTCCGCTACTGGTACAACTGGCAGGCCGGTCAGCACAATATGTCTGCCCTCTGGCTCGTCGGTTCGGCTGTTGGTAACCCCAACGCCCTCCAGCGCATCAAGTTCAGCTCGTAACCTTTCGGGGGAGTTTAAAATCCCCCAAAGCGACAATGCGAAGCCCTCTCCCCGCGCCACGGGGGGAGGGTTTCTTATTTTGACAATGGGCTAAACCCATGTCGGGAATCACGGACGAATGGGCTGTAGACGCCTCGGAAATCCTTTCCGAGATCCCCAAGGCTGTGACCGTTAAAAACGTCCCAGGCGGGACGCCAGTAGCCTTAAACGCGCTGATGTCGCAGCCGGCCATCATGCAGGACTTGGAAACGGGGGGCTTTATGAACCAGACCTCGTTCGACATGAAGTTCCTGCGGACGGACGCCGCCGCCCACCCGGGTCTGATCGCCTTCGGGAATGTGGTGGCCTATGGGGGTCAGGAGTTCCGCATTATGACCGTGACGGACCGCACCCCCTCCGCCTGGGTCATCGTCAAAGTCCAGACCAAGGTTCAGTAATGGCCCAAGTGGTCACAGTCGCCAAGGGCGTCAAGGTGGACTACACGCAGTTCGCCAAGCACCTCGCCCTGTATGCAATGGTCATGCGTAAGAGCATCGCCGAGATTGTGAAGAATCAAGCTGGCCTATTCGCCAAGGATATGTGCGACTTCACGCCGCCGTTTTCTGGCGCGGAGCCTGCGATTACCAAGGGCGGTGAGGGGGGGTTCGGGAATAAGGCCAAGAAGAAGGGTCAGAACGCCGTCAGCCGTGACGTCCGCAAGATTTTCGCCCCACTAGATCAGGCTCCCGCAGCAGGGGTGGCCGCAGCCGGAAACCTTGGAGTATTTTCCGCATGGATTGGTGCCAAAGCCAAATTGCCACCTCCCCATTACCCAGACTACGTTTTTAAGATGGTCGCAGGTGGTCGTATAATCGGGCAAGGTGAGTTTGATTATTTCAAACAAATCGAGTCTAGGCAAAGCACCCCGAAGACACGATTCTTCATGGGAACAACCGAAGGTCGCATCAAGACCGAGCATGAACGCCGGCGCGGTAAGAAGTCCTACAAGGTCACCGAGACTTCCGAAAAAGTCTACGTCGACAACTGGAAGCCAGTCGATGCCTACATCAAGCGGGTGCAGCAGCGTGTCGGCAAACTCAAGTCTGGCTGGTACTACGCTGGACTGAAACTACGCCCAATGCCCACCTCCGCCTGGATTAGCCGGCAGGGTTCAAGCACGTCGATTTACCAACCGAGGCTCGGTGGCCCAGACCCCGTGATCAAACTCGGCTCGACCGTAGGCCGTAACTACAGCCAAGGCTACCACTTCATGCGAAAAGCCATGAACCACCGGGCCTTCGCAATGCGTGTGGTCATGTTGAAGCATTTGCAAGCCCCGCGCAATCACGGTAAACTCCTTGAAGTCATCAACCGTCTGCAAGGCGGCTTCACCCTTACCAACACACCCTGATGCCCACTCCTACCTTCTTCAGTTTCCGCACCGTCCTCGAAACGAGGGTGGCCGGCTACCTCGCCCCGCTGTTCCCAGGCGTCGCCGTGCATAAGGGCGTGACCGACGACATCCGGGTCATCCCGATCATCATCGCCCACGCCGAGTCCAGCAGCAACATCGACGACCTCGGCTCCCAGACCCTCGGTAACTATAAGGCGACCCTGAAACTCTACATCTACTCGTCCGCCGACGACGAGACGCTGGAAGTCCACCGGGCTAGGGTCGTGGAGGTCATCGGGGCCATGCGCGACGTGCCGGCCCTGCAAGCTCTCTGGAACCCCTCCACGGACGGCCAGTTGTACGACCTTTGGATTGAGAATGACGAGGAAGGAATGAGCCAGCGACGCTACGGCAACGTGCTGGAATACACCGTCTGGGGCGTCATGCCCCCGTCCCCTTGACACTTGGCTAAACCCATACGACCATGTCTTCGATTGATTACGGTGTAGCTCACTTTTACGGACTTTACGGTACGGTCACCTATGCGACCCTCCAGTCCGACTCCCTGTCCCAGAGCTTCAAGATCGACGTCGAAGTCATGGACGAAGAAGGCCGTGTCATCACCGACCGCCTGGACGACCTCTTTCAGGAAATCACCCTCGACGGCGTCCTGAAGACCGGCGAGACCCCGGAAATCGGCACCCAGTTCACCTACCTCGGCATCCAATGGATTCTGAAGTCCCTTGAGGACAAGGGTACGAACAAGGACTTCCGCAAGGTCACCATCAAGGGCGTCAAGTACCAGCAGATCGCCTAATAGGGCGGCATCCAAGATGGATGCTCGATACCTACAGGCTACGACCGTCCTGCCCCGCCAAGATAAGGTGTGCGGCAGGACGCTTCGTCCTTTCTGCCTTCGCCACCGGGTCGCTCTGGAGGCCATCGAGTCTCCGTTCCTCGACCCGGAGAAGTACAAGTTCGACCCCGTGCAGGTCGTCATGGCGGCGCGGATTCTGTCGACCTACGACAAAGAGGAGATGGCCCGTCCCTTGTCCTTTATCGAGAAACTCTACATCGCTCGGATGGCCATGAGCAAGAAGTACTACTCGCGCTGCGTGGGTACGATCCTTGGCTGCATCAAGGTCTCGCTGTCCTACCCCAAGTTCTGGAAAAAGGAAGACAAGGGTAACGGCAAGAAGTACGAGGACATTCCTTTCCCCCTGTCCTGCGTGTCCAACCTGTGCCGCAACGGCGTCAGCCTGGAGGAGGCTTGGACTATGCCGGAGGGCGAGGCCGTCTGGATGTCCGTCGCCAGTGCAATCTACAACGGGGCCAAGATTGATATCATTTCCACGGAGCAGGAGAAAGATTTAGAGAATTTCGACGCCCGTATTGAAGCCTACAAAAAGGCGAACAACCTACCCTGACACCAATGGCCGACCTATCAGTAACAATTGGACTAGACCAGACCGAGCTGGAGAAGGGTCTTGCCAACGCCGGCAAGACGCTGGGCGGACTTTCTGGTGCCGTCCAGGCGGGTAAGAATCCGTTTCAGGCCGCTGCTAATCAACTGGGGACGTCTCAAGGCGTCGGCAGCCTTCTCGGTGGCCCTATCGGTGGAGTAATCGGTGCTTTCGTCGACGCCTTCGGAGCAGCAATCAGCGCGGTCATTGGAAAAATCAAGGACTTGGCAGACTACGCCCAGAATCTTCGTCGCCTATCGATTCAGACTGGTCTTTCTATTCAGCAACTGAGCAACATGGAAGGATTCGCCTCGGCCTTCGGGGTAAGCGTTCAGTCCCTCGCTGGATCGTTCACCGAGTTTACGCGCCGAATGGGTGAAGTCCGTATCAAGGGCGGCGAGCTGACCAACATCCTCGCCAAGATGGGCGTAGGCATGGACGAGGTGGCCAACGGTACCTTCAACCATCAGAAGGCGATGATGGCATTGGCCGATGCATACGCCGCCGGAACGGACGAAGCCACGCTGCTTTACTACGGCACGAAGATGTTCGGCGACTCGTTCAAGGAACTTCTTCCGATCATCAAGTCCGGCTCAAAGGCGGTAGAAGAGGCTGCGAAACCTTACATGAAGGTCCGAGATGAAGCAGCAGGTGCATTAGGAAGATTTGGTCAAGATTTGAGCAACTGGTATCAGACTGGTAAAAATATTCTCATTAATCTTTTCGGTTCTGTTGTAGAAGAAATCGAAAAACTTCAATCTGATGTTAAGAACCTTTTGTCCAAAGGTTTCTTCAATCCTTTTGAGTCCAAAGAAGACAAAGCCAAGCGCGTCATTGAAAACGCTCCCAAGCACATGACCAACAAGGAAATCGTCGATTTCGTCCTTGAGCGTTATTACGATGAAGATGAGCGTGATGAAGCCAGAAAGGAACTGGAAAAGCAGCTCAAGGGAAACGGCAAAATCCTGACCCCCTTTGGTATGTCCGAAGCCGGCGCGGCGTCCCAGATGCAGCAGATGGGTGGCGGCGACATCTTCGGAGCCGTGGCCTTCACCCCCCTTGAACGGATCGCCACGGCGACCGAAGAGACCGCTCGCAACACGACGCCTGGAGCCGCTCCGGCTCCCCGCACACCTGACGAACTTTCACGATAATGTCCTCCACCTCCCTCATCCCTTACGGCGATAGCCTAATCCCCCCGGTAGCCCAACCGGGCTGGCAGGTCGAGGCCGACGGCTTCGGCCTGCTCCAGGCCCAGATTAAGTTCAAGTGGGACAATAGTGAGATGAACAGTTTCACGAGCGTCTTCGCCAAGGGAACCACGCTCGGAAGCCTAGTGTCCAGCGCGCCGAGCAACTTCCAGCAGATGAAAATCTGGAAGGCGAACATGGTCTACGATAAGGGCAATGTGTTGACGGTGACCGCCGACTTCTGCGGCATCGACCCCGGTGCCAACAGCGGCCAATACAGCAATATGCAGATGGTGATGACTGGGGCGACGGCTTCCGAGCCTATCGAGCATCACCCGAACTTCCTCGTAAGGAATTGTATCTCCATCTCGCCTGGCAACGTGCTGGCCGGATTCCCGCCTGCGTCTGGCTGGGACAAGGAAATCGCCACCAACCCTAATCGCGCACTTTGGACGCCCAAGGTGGTCAGCGGCGGTGCCTTGCAAGGTCAGCAGTTCGTCGGCTTCCTGCCCAATCAAGACCCCGCAGAGTACGCCGCCGGAAACATCAACATCAAGGCCGGCATCAAGAACTACTACAAACCATCCATCACCCTGCGCGGACTGTGGTATCAGGCCGACGAGACGGCTGCCCTCGATCTGGCTTCATATGTTGGGTATTGCACGGATGGCACCAACATGGGTATGCCAGAGGCGTATCGAAAACTTGCCGTTGATGGAGGTTACTCTGGAAACTTCCTGTATACGGCTTTGTTCGATTCAAAAATCAACCGAACCTTCCTGATTACTTCCTGCTCCGTAGAGCAATTCGGCGGCATCTATAAGATTACGATGGACTTCACCTTGTCTGGTATCTCCGGCTGGGATCCAGATGTTTACCCTACGATGGGAGCATGAGGTCTCTAACTGGATTCAACAGCGGTTTGCTCGACGGGTCTTTCGCCGCAGGACAGCCCATCTCGGCCTCCGCGCTTAACAAACTGGCCAGCTCGGCGGACAAGTCCCGCTCGATGTTTTCAAACGACGTCCAGTTCATGTCGACTGGCGGAGGCATTGCCTACGGAATCCCGAATCAGGTCTACCAGCAGGACGGAAGCGGTCAGCCGGCCAACCTGTATCAGCAGTTTCAGTTGGAGGTCGTCAGCATCGAGGTCACGCCTGGCGTGTTCGTCAACAAACTGAAGCTCGCCAAAGGGACGGCTACTTTCACCCAGAGCAATATGCCCCGTGTGAAGCGCGGTGGCCATAGCGACCAGCGTCAGGGGTGGATCAGCAAGACCGCCGCCTTCGGTGCAGGCGTCACGTCGACGCAGGGAACGGACTCGTCCACCATTTGGATGGAGAACAACGGTTACTACAACATTACCTCGGCTGGCACCTACTACGTCACGATCAGCAAGTTCGATATCACGGACGAGAACGATGACACCGAATCCGTACTGCTCAACGCCCTAGCCCCTTGGGTTTCCATCTTCAAGGCCGGAGACCCCATCGAGTCGGCCATCTTCTCCGAGACCGGGCCGTCCGAATACGTCAACAAGACCAACATGGTGAAGATGGATGGCTATTCGGCTTCCGCTACTGGTGCCGAAGGCGACTGGGGCAACTGCCACACGACTTGGTTCAACCCGGTCAAGTGGGGCTACTCGGTCAAGCTCATCGGCATCGTCACGGCAGCGACTCAAGTCGGCAGCGAATCTCTGGTGCTTACCATCGACCAGCACATCCTTGGCCCTATCGACCTCCAGATTCCGTGCCTCTTCATCGGCACGACCCTGTGCAATCAGGACGACCTGAACGAAGCGAACGACCCCTACAACCTGAACAGGGACTCCGACCCGCGCTGGTCTTACATCGTCAATGCCGACACCCTGACTAGCCTGGAGACGATCACGGCTGCGAACGATGACTGGTATCAGGAGTTCGTCGGCCCAGCCGACTGGACTTCGATCAACTACATCGGACTTATCCCCGGAAGTTGTGCCGCGCAGGACGACGGCGAAGTGTGCATCCATCCGTTCTACACATATCCTCGCATCTTGAAGCCAGACCCGACTGACCCGACGACTTGGCTTTATCGTGCCAACGTATGTGGAGGCATGGTCAACAATCTTATCCCTTGGAACAGGGAAGGCCCGACCCAGCAGAAACTGCCGACTACCATCGACTTCCTGCCCTTGCTAGGAACGGTGAACATTTACATTCGATTGGGAACGGAAGCATACGCTTCAAGCAACCCGGTGTTCCCGGTCACCGACGACACGGACGAATACTATCCTGTCCTCGTTCAGTACCCTGCGAATACGCCGGAAGAAATTGAAGACCTCCCGGTGGACACAGACGAGTACTGCTATCTTCTCATGGCTGTTGCGCGGAATGTCGGCGACCCGGAGAACTTCATCATCGACCAGATGGTCAGCGGCTCGCTCTGGGTTGACCGCATCAAGACTGGGGCTTCCACCGCCCGTTACTACTGGGCTAGGGTCTGATGGGCTACATCATGGGAGACAACGAGACGTTCTGCACATGGGGAGCCATGCGTATTCCGTTCTACAATTCCCGGTGGTCGGACAACGAACCTCCGCCTAACTATTTTAACGGCAAAAGCATCCATAGCAGGACATACGTCAACGACGGCGACGGCGTGGATTGGCCTCCGACCTTCTTCCTCGACGAGTCTGGTAGCCTATTCAGGACAGACCCAGTAGGATTTAACTACGTAACTTGCCTACTCAAGTGGGACCAAGGCGGAGGCCCGCCTTCAGGATGGCTGGGAACGATGAGCTGGGGTGGCCTAGACAATCAGGACTTCGAGCAGTACCTCGGCGCGCTTCTCCAAAGCCCGACTGACTCTGTTTACCTGATGGCCGATGCCAACACGGTAACGGGCCAGTATGTCGAGTTCACTCCCCCCTTGACCATCAACCTTTACCCAGGCTTTACGACAATCGAAGGCATGACGGCGGTAACTTAACCCCCCCCCTAGGGTCTGTTGACATACGGCTAAACCCAAACGGCAAACCATGTCTTGCACCAATCATCAGTTCAAGCAGGGGGTAACCTTCAACGGTGCCGGAACCTATGCCACCGAAGCAGGCTGGCCTGCTAACCTGACCGGGGTGACCATCGTCACCGCGCTGCGCGACTCCCGCAACAAGCTCCACTACCTCGACGTGGCCATTACCAGCCCGACGACCTTCACCGTCTCGTCCAACCAGACCCAAGAATGGCACCCCGGCACGGCCTACTGGGATATCCAGTTCTTCCAAAATACGACGGAAATCTTCTATTCGGCCACCGTCCGCCTGGAGATCATCCCCAACGTAACCCCTAACAAAGTTTCCACCTGATGGCCTTCACGATCAGCATCAACGACCAAGCCGCCTTTGAAGTCCTGTTCGCTGGCCCCGCCGGCCCGACCGGCCCCCAAGGTCCGCAGGG